TCACTCCTCGGCGGATACATCCCGCTCAGGCCAAGGGAAGCCGTCGAGCATCCCGGCACTTTGGGCACAGCATGCGACGTGAGAGCTCCAGGCGCTCATGACGGACCGCCGAGCTTCCAAAAAGTCAGATCTCTGATACGACCGCGACACCTGAGAGCCGACCACGTGTGAAAGGCAGGCTTCGGCGACTTCGAAGGCCACGCCTGTGTCGGCGGCCCATGATCGTGCGATCGATCGGAGGCCGTGTGCGACGAGCTTTCCTTTGAGCTCGGTTCCGTGGAGGTGCTTCGCTAAAGCCTGTGCGCTGACGTGCGTCCCCGCCTTTCGGCCGGAAAAGACGAAGGCGGCGCGCGGGTGCGGTGAGAGCATTTTCTCCTCTTCGATCAAGGAGAGAACAAAGGGTGTGAGCGGTACGCGATGCTCGCGCCCCTTCTTCATCGACGACGCGGGGATCGTGAGCGTGTCGCCGTCGATCCACTCTTTTCTGATCGAAGCGGCTTCTCCAGGCCGAAGCATTGTCGCAAGCTGAAAGAGAAAGAGCACCTGGATGCGCCGAGGTGCTTTTGACATGACGGCCATTACCTCGGGAAGCTGCCGCCATCCGACGGAAGGCATTGGCTTCACGACGGGCGGCGCAAAAATGCGGCTAACGCGTTCGATCGGGTTATGTTCGATGTAGCCCGCGCACACGGCCAGGTCGAGGATCTCTCGGGTGCGCATGAGGACGCGCTTGAGCGTGGCTCGCTTTCCAGACTTGTCGAGGCCCTTGACTGTGTGAATGACGAGTGGGGCCGTTATCTCGTCGAGCTGGCGCGATCCGATCTGGCCGATTAGGTAGCGCTCGAGGCGGCGCTTTTCATCCTGGTAGGAAACGATGCGCCCTCTTTTGAGACCGCACCAAAGCTTGAATGCGTCGCGAAGTGTGTACCCAGGAGGCGGATTTTGTCCCGCCTCCTTTTTCTTTCTCCGCGCAAGCTGACGGGCTTGCGCAAGAGTCAAAGCGGGGAAGTGCCCGAGAAAGTGATCTCGGACCTTTCCGTCCTTGGCGATTCGGAGTACGAAGCTTTTCGTTCCGGTGGGTTGGACTTTCACCGACAGCCCGCCACCAAGGGCTACGGTGAATCTTTTTTCTCGCGGACTAAGTGCCGCAATCTTTTTGGAGGTTTGAGGCATGGGAATTAAGTGGGTTTTCTACCCATATGTGGATGAAGACGGGTATTTCGAAGGTGAGAAGCAAATTGGCGTCGGCGAAGGCCTTTTCCTTGCCGACGATGTCGTCGAAACCCCGTTGCCGGCAGGAATCGACTTGACGAAGAGCTTCGCACGGTGGACAGGCACTGAGTGGGTAGAGGAGGCGAAGCCGACCACGGCCGCAGAATGCGCTGCGCTCGGCCCTGTGTCGCACCAGTCGACCACGTCCCGGTGCAACGAGTTGCGCAAGCTGTACGAGGAGCTGACGAAGGGCTCGGAGGAATACCGCCTTGAGCGAGGCGAGAACCTCGAGTGGATCGTCGTGAAGATTCCTGAGGAAGAGAAGGAGGCGCAGGCGGCGGAGGCCGCCATCAGCGACTTTGACTCGCAGACAAATGCTCTCAAGGATCGCCTGGCCACCGCGATTCTTCAGGGCGACGAGGAGCAGTTGGCCTCTCTGAAGGCCGAATATCAGGCCCTTATGACTCAAGGAGTGTGAAATGGGAATTGTGTTCAAACGATACTGCCCCGCTTGCGGGGCGCAGTTGGACGACGAGGGCATTTGCACGCGCGAGACGTGCCCGCGTCGGAAGTTGCAGCTGACTGCGAAGGAAAAGAAAGAGGCGGCAGAGGCCGCGAGAGAGGAGGCGAAGGCGCAGGCCCAGGGCCTGTGACTTCGTGCCGTGTAGAGGGTCGCTCTTCGGGGCGGCCCTCTTTTGATGTGGGGGAAAGAAATGATTTTTCTGAAGTGGGCGGCCATGATTTTGCCGTCCTTTTTTATGGCTGTCGTCGGGCGGCTTCTGGCGCCGGTGCTGCCCTTCTTCGTGCAGGATGACGGCTATCTGCCCGACTGGCTTTCCTGGTTCCAGACTCCCGACAACCCATGCGATGGGGACGAGGCACATTGGGAGCGGCATCCTGGAACAGGGGCGTGGGACACGTATTGCCGACGCGTGGCGTGGTTTTGGAGGAATGTCTGTTACGGCTTTGACATCGACGTGCTCGGCGTCGAGGTCCGCTCGACCGACACGCTCATCTTTGAGGGCGATCGGGACGTGGGCGCGAAGCCTCCGCGATCGGGGTGGCAGTGGAAGCAGGTGAAGCGGGACGGCAAGACGATCGCCTTCCAGCTCTACGGCGTCGTTCAGTACCGCTTTTGGCCGCAGAGGTGCCTCCGAGTAAATCTCGGGTGGAAGCTCTTCGACTTCGAAGACTCGGTGACGGATCAGGTCGTCCAGTGGACGGCGATGGTGAACCCTTTCTTTGGCACAAACGTCGACAAGTTCGTCGAAAAGGAGTGAAAGATGGCAGAAGAAAAGACTGTCGAGCAGGCGATGCTCGAGCTGAAGGATGCACAGGCGGCGGTGGACGCCGCGCAGAAGGACCTCGACAGTGCCGTGTCTGAGAAAGACGCGAAGGTCAAGGAGATCAAAAAGCTCATGGAAGATCTCAAGGGCAAGGCGAAGGAGCTCGGCCTCGAGGTCGTGGCGAGCGTCGAGGAGGCCAAGCAGGCCGTCCAGGAAAAGCTCGACGAAGCCAAGGCCGAGTGGACGGAGACGGCCGCAGAGCACCCGAACGAAGCTCGCCGCCAGGTGCGGCTCGTCTGGGCCGTGATCGGCACGGTGGCCGGTCTTGTGATCGGCTTCGGCCTAGGGTACCTCTGGGGCCGCTTCCTCTGACAACATCAACGCCTCGGCGCGTGCCGAGGCTTTTTCATCTTTTTGGGAGAGGTGCATGCAAGAAGAGCGAGGGCCGATCACGATCAAGCAGGTGGCCTCAAGCTTTGGGGCGAGCGGGGCGACGGGCCTCGCAAAGGCGTCCCCGGGCGTGGCCGTAGGCGCAGGGGCGGCGGAGATGCTTTCAACGTCCGTCCAGGATTTGATTACCTATGGGACGCTCATCTATATCGCGATGATGGTCTTCTACAGCTTGCCGAAGGTGTGGGAGACGGTGAGGTACTTTCGAAAGATGTGGGGGCACCGAAAAGAAGTCGGTCTTCGCGTCTCTCTCGTCCAGGACAGCGAGATCACGCAAAAGATCCAGGAGATGCGCATCCGCGACCTGGAGCGTGAAGTCGTGCGTCTTCAGACCGAGCTTTCGAAGCGTGGCGCAAAGGAGGAGTGATGAAAGGACGCTTTGCAGTGGCAGGTCTTTCCCTTTCTGCGATCGGTCTTCTTACGATCGCGAAGTGGGAAGGCTTTTCCGATCATGCGTACATCCCCGTACCCGGGGATGTTCCGACCATCGGCTTTGGATCGACGGAAGGGGTGAGGATGGGCGACACCATCACTGTGCCCAAGGCATTGGAGCGACTTAGCTGGGATGTTGGCGAAGCTGAAGATTGCGTGAATAACGCTATAAGAGTGAGGATCTCGCAAAAAACTTATGATGCCTTGGTGTCTTTCACCTATAATGTAGGGTGCAAGAATTTCTCATCTAGCACTCTTGTCCAGAAATTCAACTCAGGGGACCTTGTTGGAGGTTGCAAAGAAATAAAACGCTGGGTTTTCTCTGGAGGGAAAAAGGTTAAAGGATTAGAGAGGCGGAGGGAAATCGAGTATCAAAGTTGCTTAGACGGCATAGAAAATGAAAGAACGGCGAACTCTTCCTCAAATCCCTGATTATGAGATAGATCCAAACGGAAACGTATTTTCTAAGATAACAGGTAAATACATGAAGCAATACCTACGCAAAGATGGTTACATGCAAGTGGGATTGCTCACGGTTTCTAAAACCGGACAAAAGAAAATGCGGTCTTGGTTGGTACACAGACTCGTTTCGTTGGCATTTATCGAAAACCCTTCGAATCTATCCGTTGTGAATCACAGGGATGGCAATAAAACAAACAATTCAGTAACCAACCTAGAATGGTGCACAGTTGCGGAAAACGTGATCCACGCCAGGCGTACAGGGCTACGAGTCGGCGGGCCCTCTCGCAAAGCGATAGAGATGTCGATTGAGGTGACAAGAAGGCCAATAATTCAAATATCAAGATCAGGGGAAATCGTACGAAGGTGGTCTTCTGTCACAGAAGCGTCGGCTTCCACTGGGGCAACAGTCTCTACGATATGTGCGGCTTGCAAGAGAACCAAACACACGGCGGCTGGGTATTTGTGGTGTTATGAGGATGACGCTAACGGAGTTAGTGAGGCGCTTGAATCTTATAAAAATGGGTACGGGAGAAAGCCTGTATATCAATACTCCTTGAGTGGGGATCTGATAAAGAAGTGGAACTCGATAGCGGATGTTGAGCGAGAAACTGGTTACAGAGGGTCTTCAATCACATCTGCATGTAAAGGAAGGATAAAACAAAGCTACGGGTTTATTTGGTCAAGAGAGGAAAAGGAACAATCCTATTTCTCTGGATCTACTTTGTTAGGCTCCAAAAGAAAGAATCGCCCAGTTCTCCAATTTTCTAAAGAAGGGGAATTTATAAAGAAGTGGCCGTCTGCAACTGAAGCGGCACGGAAACTCGGATTCGATAGTTCATCCATCAGCAAGGCTTGCCGAGGGAAGACGACATTCTATAAAGGATTCATTTGGAAGTTTTCCGAGGCAGGTCTATGAGCTTGTGAACCGCCGCGAGGCGGAGTACAGGCTCTGCATGGGCCTCGAGTGACGGGCAAAGAAAAAGCCCGCACGAGGCGGGCTCTTTTGGTTACGCGCTTATGGTGTAGATGGTTTTTGCAAGATAGCCAGATCTCGAGATTCCTGCCTTAGAAGCTAAGAAGTCAAGACGACGAAGGGCTCTGGAGGGGAGGCAGATGTTGAGCCTTTCTACCTTGTCTGACAATGCCTCAAGATCGATTTCCGCAAGCAACCAGAAGCAATCTTTAAATTCCTCGTTTGACTTCAATGAGGAGATTGGAGAGGGATTCGGAATCGAGCGCCCATCGTCAAGCTCTGCTTCCATCCATCCAGAAGCGGCTTCGACCACGGAGTCTTCGAGATCCTCAATTGAATCTGCTTCGGTGATTACGCCGGGGAGGTCGGGGACGACTGCGGAATAAACACCGTTTTCCTCCCACACTGCAACCGGATATTTCATTTCTGCGTACCTTTCCTAAAACATAAGGGTGGGATGAAAACTCACCCCACCCGATCAACTATCACTTAAGTTTCAATCCGCTTTGAAGCTCAATGCTTTTAAGCGTTCTCATCGTCAAGTCCTTCCTAGGATGCGGGACCGTGACGTGACCGGGCTTGTTCGGATTTTTGAAGATGTGGTGACTTCCTCGAACTCGGTCTAGTTGCCATCCACTTCGCTTAAGTGCGTTGATTACTTCAGCTGAATTCATAGAGCTCCTTTGAATGTAATCAACGTTGTGTAGTATACACAATCTCTTTTAAATATGCAAATATCTACTGCATTAAAGTTAGGTGTGGTTGCGATCGGCGCCGTCGCCTGCTTTCTTGGCGGCTACCAAGTCGCCGCCGCCCTGTACGGGCGCGACATCGCCCAACTGCGGGAGGATTACGCCCTCCGCGCGCAACTTCTTGAGGAGGATTATCGTGACAAAGAATCTCTCGCACGCCAGTCTCTCATCGCGGCCTGGGAGGAGCGTGACGCCGCGCATCGTGAAGCGGATCGCCGTGTCGGCGAGCTTGACGCTCTTGCTCGGAGCCTGCGCGACGAAAACGCCGCCCTCCGCAGTGAGCTGCCCGGAACCGCCGGCGATCCCTGCGCACCTTGTGGAAGAGCGCTCGGAGAGTGCACTCGACTTCTCGACGAGGGTGCAGAGCTTCTTGTCGAGGGCGCAAAAATTCGCCTCGAAGACGCGGGCGACATCGAGGCGATCCGAAAAGTAATAGGTGGCGGGTTACAGAAATGA